GAACCATGCGGAGTGTTGACTACTGAAAACCGCTTTGCAAAGGTACAGGTAAGTTTCCTCTCCAAACAGTTCAGCGGACATCCCGAAAGCAAGAATGTGTCCGTAGAAGAACCGGCAGGTGCAATCACCTGCAAAGACCACCATGTTTTTGTCTCTGCTTATTATGGAAATGGACATAATCATTCGGTAGACCTTCCAGCTCCAACGGTCACAACGAAGGACAGGATGGCTTTAATTGAAAGCCGATTTATGTGTTCTTATAACTTTAAGGATACAGGAAAGGATATTAATCAGCCTTGTCCTACACTTCTGACTAAAGACAGACTTTCCCTTGTATCTCCATTTTTTATGAATCAATATTCTGGAGGTGGTCAGGTGTCTGATATAAACTCGCCATGCCCCGCTGTTACCACAACACCGAAACAAAACTTGGTAACATGCCAGCCGTGGATAATGAATACTGCATTCTCAAATGTAGGTAGCAGTATAGAGGAACCCTCCCAGACCATTACCGCAAACAGGAAATGGCACTATCTGATGAATCCACAGTTCAACAGTGCTGGCGGCTCTGTTGATAGCCCCTGCTTCACATTAATAGCCCGCATGGATAAGATGCCGCCCTATCTGGTAGCAACAGAAAGCGGTCAGGTAGCGATTGAAATCTACGACAATGATAGTCCTATGACCGTGAAGATAAAGGAGTTCATGGCACTGTATGGCATAGTGGATATTAAAATGCGGATGCTTCGCATTCCGGAACTCAAAAAGATTATGGGATTCCCTGAAGATTATGTTTTAATAGGCACACAAGCTGACCAAAAGAAATTTATCGGGAATGCGGTGGAGGTTACACAAGCGAGAAAAAATACTGAAGCACTTTGCAAAGTATTGAGAAAGTTGAGATTGAAGAAATCAAAAGAAATAGCTTAATGGAAAATGGAAAACTTATATTAGATGCCTGTTGTGGCAGTAGAATGTTTTGGTTTGACAAATATAATCCTCTTGCCTTATTTGTTGACAAACGTTCGGAAACACTTACGGCCAAGGACAGGGGTAAGACAAGAATCATAGAAATAAAGCCGGATGTAATAGCCGATTTCACCAACCTTCCATTTGAAGACAATTCTTTCTACATGGTGGTGTTCGACCCACCGCACCTGAAAACACTTGGTGCAACCTCATGGATGGCTAAAAAGTACGGAAAACTGCCGAAAGACTGGCAGTCACTCATACACGATGGATTTACTGAGTGTATGCGCGTCTTGAAGCCTTACGGCACTCTTGTATTCAAATGGAACGAGAGTGAAATAAAAACAGTGGATGTATTGTCTGTTATCCCTTTTAAACCTCTATTTGGGCATACCACTGGAAGACAGAGCAAGACAATATGGATGTGTTTTATGAAACTGCCAATTAATTCATAACGATATAGAAAGGAGGTAAACCGAGCCTCTGAAAATCGGTAGTTGTTCTTTGACGTATTGGATTTACCGATTAATTTTTTAGTTAAAATGTGACTTTATGGTTAATAATGTGCATAATCTTGGAAACAAAACATTTAATTTACTGTTTTATTTTTATATTTGCATTATAATTTAAATATGGAGGTAATATGTGCATATTAAAAGAAGTGGGACGTTTTATTAAAAATGGAGCTTCTACATTTCGTGATGCCTCTCAAGGGCATTATAAGCAGAACTCCGAAGCTATTTCTGAAATTAGGAAAGAAATTCTAGAAAAAGACAGAAATAGGAATGATGATAAGAGAAATCTTATGGAAGACAGAAAAAATATTGAAGGGGATGTACGCAGATCTTTCAATGAAATTGCATTAAAAAATGGGTAAACAAGAACTAAAACAGCGAGAAACACAAGTTGCAACAGGCGATGGAGTTGGAAAACAATTAGAGCAGACTTTTACTGTTGATGACAATTGCCTACCTTCACCTCAAGAATTAGCTGCATATAAGAGTATTGATCCTAGAATTGTCGATTATCTTATTAATGCCTCTGTAAAAGAGCAAGCGCACCGACATAAAATGGATAGCAATAAATTGAATCTGATTAGAAAAGCTGATAGAAGAGATGGAAGAATGAATTGGTGGGGAATGTTTTTCGCATTTCTAGCTATAGTTGTAATGATAGTTCTTGCTGGTTATGCTCTTTATTTAGACAAACCTTGGTTTGCTGGGATTATGGGTGCTAGTACACTTGTATCCGTAGCATCTATTTTTATTAAAAGTAATGATAATAAAAGCAAACCATATGGTAATACCAAGAAATAATTAAAATTATTAAGACTAAAGTTAGGCGGTAAATTCAATTCTACCGCCTTTTTTGTGCCTGGGCGGATAGTTCAGGCATTTTTTATTTTAATCATAACTAATAAAAAAAGGAATATTATGGAAATGCCAGTACCATGCAGTAAATGCGGAGAATGGGTAGAATTAAATTCTACTCGTGAATCAGAATTGAATAAAGGCAAGATGCTATGTCCTGAATGTTACTCAACCGATGATTCAGTTAAAGATAAAATCGAAGAGATAAAGGATATTCAGCTCATGCTTGACAATAATGACCCGGAAGTTAAAGGAGATCGTCGGGGATGGAAACGTAATATCAATAAATTGAAACAGGAGATTATCGAATTAGGATATGATCCAGAAGAATATTTGTATTAACGTATAAGGAACAGATATGAACATAAAAATAAGCAAGGAGGCGTATGAGAAACTAATCAAAGAAGATTTATACTTTCTCAATGAGCATTGCCCAGATAGCCTAGAATTAGATCACATTAAAGTAATTATTTTTAGTTCTATCGACTGGTATTATCCTGATAAGAACACTTGTACAGCGTTGAAAAGAATAGAGAATAGGCTTAAAGTTGAACTTCAGAAGCAAAAGGACGCAGGTAAGCAATTTCTATCAGATCAGGAAATAGACGGCTTGATTGATAGCATACTGAAAGAAGAATAACTCTCAAAACAAGATAGAAATGAAGCAAAGCAAATTGACTCACGGCTCTCTGTTTAGTGGGATAGAAGGTTTCGGCTTGGGTGCAGCATTTGCTGGAATAAAAACACTCTGGAGCTGCGAATATGAAGAGTATCAAGCAAGTATAATCAAAAAAAAATTTGGAGAAGACCATGGAATCAACAGAGATATTAGAACGTATTCAAATCCAACGTTTGTTGACATCATTAGCGGTGGATTCCCTTGCCAGGACATCAGCGTTGCTGGAAAAGGTGTCGGAATTGTCGGTGAAAGAAGTGGCTTATGGGCTGAGATGTATCGAGTTATACGGGAAGTTAGACCTAGATACATCATCATTGAAAACAGCCCAATGCTCCTTATTCGGGGATTTGAACGAGTCCTATGCAACCTTTCCGAAATCGGGTATGATGCAGAATGGCAATGTTTATCAGGCACCGACTTTGGCATACAACAGGGTCGGGAACGGTTATATTGTATTGCCTACTCCCGTGAAAACAACAGCTCACGGTGCAGCCAGGGATCGGTATTTCGGAAGCCCTACCTATCGGGGCAACATACAAGAATATATCCGGGATGGAGAACAAGACAGTCAATACCCGCACCCCGCTTTGCTGGAAAACATAATGAGCTTCCCGATCGGGTGGACAGAACGGAGTGTATAGGTAATGCAGTACAACCTATCATTGCGCACTATTTATTTGAATGTATTAAAGAATTTGATAGGCAATTAGAGCAAACCGTGGGTGAAAATGAGTAAAACAACAATTTATTATCTATTCCTAGTAGTAATGTATATGCTGCTAGGGTAGATGGAAAGAAAAGATATGGATAAAGATAAATTTATAAGAGCAATAGAAATAAACAATAAAATAGAGGAATACAAAGATCATAAGATGACACTTGAAAATTCTAACATAAAATATGGTGGTGGATTGATATTTACATACAACAGGATGCACAATGATGTACCATTAAAGGAAGAAATTTTTGGTAAAAATTTCTTTCAGTTATATATGTATGCTTTGGATAGTAAGATAAAAGAATTACAAAAAGAGTTTGACGAATTATGATAAAGGAAGAAACCAAACAGACAGCAGAAGAAGCGGCAAGGGGATATTCCAATGATTGCAGAAACAGGCAGCGTCATTGTGAACCGTACTGCATTGTTGACTTTATTTCTGGCGCACAATGGCAGTCAAAGCAATCGCCTTGGATAAGTGTTAAGGAACGGTTGCCGGAAGAAGGACAAAAAGTTTTCGTTTTGACAATGTGTTGTGGTGTTTCACGCATTCTAATTGAAAGGTTTTATAAAACAAATGCTTTTGATAAAGATAATAGATGGATTTTTGGAAATAGTATCGTGTTGGCATGGTTTCCTATTCCGTCTTTCGATGATATACTAGAAGCCAACAGGGATGTACTTGAACGGATTAAACAGAAAGGAGATTGATTATGAAAGTAAAGAACGGAATAATAATAGATGGGGTGCTGCATGAATTAGTATTAATGCGGAATAGTGCACCATGTGACAATTGTAGTCTACAAGAACAATGTAGAACAGATCGTTCCTTGTGTACAGTAATTGCTGGATATTATAACTCTGATGAACGTTTTATTAATCGTGGAGAAGTAACGGATATTAAGATAGATAAGGAGGAATAACTATGGGATTTACAACACCGTGCTTTATTCGCAAGAGTACCTATAAACTTAGAAAGAAATTAGATGAGTTGGGATATAGATTGTTTGGAGCGGAACTTAACAAAGATTTATGTATTTTCACTGGACCCGAATACGGTCTATATAGTATTGAGTTTTTCAGTAATATTCCACATCCTGACGAAACCGATAGTGTTGATTACGGAACGAACGAGGAACTTTTCCTAGCTATCGCTGCATTGAGGGATGATACAGACAAGTACCAATGGTTTACGGATGGGGATAAATGGATTCAGTGTCCAGAAATCCTATTCTCTACCTATTGGGTTTACAATGATGTTGACGTAAATTTGGACGCCATTCACAAGGCTACCGTAGACGAACTAATTGAACATTTTAAAACAAAGGAGGAACGATGAAAGCAAGAATAAAAAGAAAAATTCAAAAAAGACCATATTTATACAATGTAGGACAAGTTTTTAAGGCTTGTGATTGGCTTACTAGTATTCAGCGTGGAAATATAGTTTGGCATCGGTATCATTCATTCGGTACTATTACTAAGCGTTATGTTTATATAAAGGATTAAATTATGAAAGCAAGAGTAAAATCAACTGGAGAAATTGTAGAAATCAAGGATTTATATGATGATGGAAGGTACTGTCCAAAATTTTGTGTAAATGGAAACAGGATTCAGTTGTAAGTTTGTTCTTATATCTGGATTCTGTTTTCAAATATAAGCATAAACTGGTTCATAATCAATCCCCAGTTTGAAATAGGCATTGTCCATTTCTTTTCAATCTCCATAAGTGAAAGATACACGTTTTTTTTTACGGCATCGTCCGACGGGAATGAAAGCTTTGATTTGGTGTACTTTCTGATTTTTCCGTTCAGATTCTCAATAAGATTTGTGGTATAGATTATTTTCCTGATTTCCAATGGGAACTGGAAGAAAACAGTCAGATCATCCCAGTTGTTTCTCCATGAAAGTATGGCGTATGGATACTTTCCTCCCCATTTCTTTTCCAGATTGTCAAGTTCTGCGGCAGCAACTTCCTTATTAGGTGCATTGTAGATATTCTTCATATCCGCCGTAAACTCTTTCTTATCCTTATAAACGACATATTTACAGGAGTTCCTGATCTGATGTACCACACAGATCTGAGTGGATGACTGGGGGAATACGGTACGGATGGTATCTGTAAATCCATTCAGATTGTCAGTACAGGTAATCAGTATATCCTGCACTCCACGAGCCTTCAAGTCGGTCAGGACACCCATCCAGAAAGAGGAACTTTCCGATTTGCCGACCCACATGCCAAGGACTTCCTTCAGGCCGTTCTGTTTCAGACCGACACAAAGATAGACGGTCTTGTTTATAATCTTGCCGTTATCCCGTACCTTGAAGACGATACCATCCATCCAGACTATCAGATAGACCGGATCCAGAGGACGGTTCTGCCATTCCTGCGCAGCCTGGCTTACCTTGTTTGTAATAATGGAAATAGCTGATGTAGAGAGCTCTATTTCATAAATCTCACGCATCTCCTCCTCTATATCGGAAACACTCATTCCTTTGGCATACAGGGAGATAACAAGCTTCTCTATAGAAAGTCCCCGGCTTTCATGCTTGGGGACTGCTATCGGTTCAAACTGCCCGTTGCGGTCACGCGGAATGGAGATGACAGACTCTCCATGTCCGGTCTGAATTTTCTTCGGATAACTGCCATTCCGGGAGTTGCCGGTGTTGTTCCCTGCCACGGAATTCTTCTCATACCCCAAATGGGCATCCATCTCACCTTCAAGCATCTTTTCCAATACCTGCGCATGCAACTGATTCAGAAACCTGCTCACATCCGCTTCTGTCTTGAACTGGCTAAGGAACTCCTTGCTTAATACCTCATCAGGCACTACTTGATTCTTTTCTTTCATAATCTTTTTCATTTGGTAAATGTATAAAATAAAAAATACGGAACTCGATTTTGAATCCCGTATTTTCCATTTACACAAAATATTTTATAGTGCCTAATCTATTTAGCTGTGTTTTCAGTATCAATATTTCTTTTATATTTTTCTCAGTGCATATTATATAAATATCGAAAGGTAAAGGGGATAAACAATTACAATAGGAGAATATTAGGTTATTTTTGTTTAGGCTTATCGATCACAATTCCGTGTTTGTTGGCAGCTCTTCGTAGTATGAATGTAGGTGATGATGTAGATGCTTATATTGAACCTAACTTTATATTTTCATCAGGATTAACTGATAATGGTTTTATATACTTTTTTGAAAATATGCCAAAAGAAACGGAATTTGGTTTTTCATTCCTGTTATATATTGGAAATTTGTTTAAAAGCGTTGGAGTTTCATTATTTTTGATACAATTGCTGATAATTCTTCCTGTTTATATTGTTCTCAATAAATATCGTTATTGTCTATCTGTTACATTAGGAATGGCTACATTTTATTTTCTTTGTTATAATTTTTCTTTTAGTGGAATGAGAGGAAGTATTGCGATGTCGTTATTGCTGCTTGATTTCTATTATTTACAGCATCATGATTATAAAAGAGCTATACCATTATTTTTGTTTGCAGCTTTGTTCCATAATTCTGCAATTTTAATGATGGTGTTTTATTGTTTTATATTAATGATATTGGATTCAAAGTATTCCAGATTATGGGGAGGAATATTTGCGATCTGTGTTTTTATATTGTTTTTGATAGCAGATAAACTTCTTTTTATTTTAGTTGGAATTGCAGGATTAGTAAGTGGAAGATATGCATATTACTTGACTGAATACATTGGTTCTGGAACAGTAGAAAATGTTCCGTTAACGGATTTCTTATGCAAATTAGTACTGCTGGTATTGATAACATTGTGGCTTGTTAAAACAAAAAAATTCAGTAAAAGATACCAGCATTTCTTTTGGTTTGTTTTGATGGGTAGGATATTTGTTTTATTTAATAGTGTCTTTTATGAGGCAATGCGTATTGCATTTTACTTTGATTTATTTTTGATTCTTTATGTTGCATCTATTTTTTGCTGTTTCAAACAAAATACATCAAATAGGTATATTGCTACAGCTTTAATAATGCTCCCTTCTTTTCTGTATTGGATTTATTTTATCATGTACATAGGAGCTTACCAAACTAATATATATACTTTTAGGTAATTATGGATAGAAGCACTTTAACTTTAATCGTCACTTACAATCGATTAAGTGACTTGAAAATCTGTGTAGAGGCAGTACGTAAACAAACTTATAGAGGTTTCAACATCTTGGTGGTGAATAATGGAAGTACTGATGGTACTAAAGAGTGGTTAGCTCGACAAACTGATATCATTACCATCAATCAAGAAAATTTAGGTGGTGCAGGTGGCTTCTATACAGGTATGAAGTATATGTATGATAATGGTTATGAATGGCTGATTATGATGGATGATGATGGTATACCTGACAAAGATGAAATAAAAAATTTAATTCAGTCTTATGATAAAGTAGTTTCAGCAACAGGAAAAGAAGTAATTCTAAATGCTTTAGTGGCTGATAAAGACAATAGGGATTATACAGCATTTTTATGGGCACGTGGCAGCAAACGAACAAATAAAATATTAGAATTACAGAAGGAACGGTTTTTCGATGACATTCATCCATTTAATGGTACGTTGGTGAAACGATCTGTCATTGACAAGATTGGTATGATAAAGAAGGAAATGTTTATTTGGGGAGATGAAAAGGAATATATGGCTCGTGCTGTTCATAATGGTATAGGACTTTATACTATTCCTGCTGCCATCCATTATCATCCTAAAGAGAAAGGTAAAAAAGGAAACATAATCCCGTTTGTATCAAAATATCAAATTTTGGTGAAACCCCAGAGAATGTCACATTATTATTATCGTAATGAGGGATTTATCTATAATACCTATCCTGAGAAAAAGAAACACATGATGGCTTTCTGTGTTGCACATATGGTTTACAATATCACCCACTTTAGATTTGTTGAATTGGCAAAGTTTATTAAGTACTTTAGAAAAGGAATGCATAATGAGTATTAACTTTATTCCTTGAATACTATAAATCAATCACATTTTATGGATATTAAGATTTTAGTGGCATCTCACAAGAAAGCTGAGATGCCTGAAGATGGTATATATCTGCCGGTGCATGTAGGAAGGGCTTTGCACCCCGATAGAGAGTTCGGGTATCAATCGGATGCCGAAGGTGATAATATTTCTATTAAAAACCCTTATTATTGTGAATTGACAGCACTTTATTGGGCTTGGAAGAATCTGAAAGCAGATTATGTGGGATTGGCTCATTACAGACGCCATTTCTCTTTGAAGACTGTGCATCGTGGAGGATGGAATAGTGTACTGACCGGAAAACAGGCGGAAATCTTATGTAGAAAACACGATATTATACTTCCTAAAAAACGAAACCTTTATATTGAAACTGTCTATTCACATTATGACCATACTTTTTTTGGAGAGCAGTTTGATCGTACCCGTGGAATTATCAGTCGGAGATGTCCGGAGTATCTGGATGCATTTGATAAGAAAATGAAAAGTCGCAGTGAACATCTTTTCAATATGTTTATAATGAAAAAGATGCTTTTTGACCAGTATTGTGAATGGATGTTTCCCATATTGGAGGAATTGGAGGCATCTTATGATTTAAAGAGTATGGAGCCTTTCCAGGCCAGGCTTATCGGTCGTGTATCTGAGCGTTTGCTTGATGTATGGATTAATAAGAATCAATTGAAATATAAAGAGGTTGGCTATATATATTTCGGTAAAAACAATATGCATAAAAAGATTTGGGGATTTCTGATGGCTGCTATATTTCATAAACGCTATAAACAAAGTTTCTGAATTTTACAGCTGTTGGAATAAATCAATAATTTAAAATATGGTGTTTATGATTGAGGACCATTATGATTATCTTATCGTGGGTGCTGGTCTTTTTGGTGCCACATTTGCTTATCGTGCCCGTCAACAGGGAAAGAAATGTTTGGTGATAGACAAGCGTCCACATTTAGGAGGAAATATATATTGTGAAAATATAGAGGGGATTAATGTACATTGTTATGGTGCACATATTTTCCATACTTCGGATAAAAGAATTTGGGATTTTGTAAATTCTATTGTAGAGTTCAATCGTTATATTAATTCTCCTGTTGCCAATTATAAAGGGAAACTTTATAATTTACCTTTCAATATGAATACATTCTATCAGATGTGGGGGGTGACTACTCCTGCTGATGCAATGGCTAAGATAGAGGAACAGAAATTTGAAGCGGTAGCAAAGATGAAGGCTGATGGGGTGGAAGAGCCTCGTAATTTGGAAGAACAGGCCCAGATATTAATAGGTAAGGATATTTATGAAAAACTGATAAAGGGATATACCGAGAAACAGTGGGGACGTAAATGTACGGAATTACCGGCTTTTATAATTAAGCGTTTGCCTGTACGATTAGTGTTTGACAACAATTATTTCAATGACAAATATCAAGGGATTCCTATCGGAGGATTCAATAAGCTGATTTCCGGTTTGCTTGAAGGGGTAGATACACTGATTAATACAGATTTTTTTACTAACAGAAATTATTGGGAATCTATAGCGGATAAAGTCGTTTTTACCGGAGCGATAGATGAATATTATGAGTATCGTTATGGTAAATTGGAGTATCGCACCGTTAAATTTGAAACGGAAACGCTTGATATTCCCAATTATCAAGGTAATGCAGTCGTAAATTATACAGAACGTGAGATACCTTATACTCGGGTGATTGAACATAAACATTTTGAGATGTTTGGCTCGGAAGTGATTGCTTGTCCCAAAACAGTAATTAGTCGGGAGTATTCCGTAGAGTTTCAGGAAGGAATGGAACCGTATTATCCGGTAAATAATAACCGAAATAACCGATTGGCTGATCAGTATCATCAATTAGCTGCAAAGGAAAAAAATGTTCTATTTGGTGGTAGATTGGCAGAATATAAATACTATGATATGGCTCCTATTATTGGACAGGTCTTAGACATAAAAATAGAATGAACTTGGTCTTATTCGTTTTAGTTCATTAAAAAACAGTAACTTTATTCTTTATGAATTACTTTATTACAGGTGGTACCGGTTTCATTGGTACCCACCTCTCCAGTCTTTTGCACGAAGTGCATCCCGAAACAAAAATTTACAACTTGGATATTGTAGAGCCGGGTACTCCATTACCGACAGTAAAAAATTATAAACCGGCTTTAAGAAAAGGGGAGGAACATGCAGCCACATTCATCTATTGTGATGTACGACAGCCGATAGAGTTGGAAAAAGTAGATATCACTCCCGATGATGTGATCTTTAACTTCGCCGCCGTTCATCGCACTCCCGGTCATCCCGATCCTGCATATTTTGAAACAAAT